CACATGTATTCAGTGCCGACCGGGAGGGCGCTCAGGTCCGGGGGTTCGGAGCCTTGGAACACCGCTGCGCTACCGCGCACATAAGTGGCATTAGCTTCCGTCTTGGTGAGCTTCTCGTCCACCCCGTCGAGCAGGTTGTCGAAGAACGGCTTGTTGAGCTTGGTCTGGCCCGAGACGATCTCGGGACGTTGGTACGGCATTGATCCTCCTACGAGAAGCGGGGCCGGGTACGAATCCCCGACCCCGCCATTGGTCAGCCTACGGTCGTGTCAGGCCCGACGATCGTGCTATCTCCGACCGGCGGGCCGATCAAGGGGTTGCGACCGCCTTGGTGAACCCCATCTGCGTGAGCAGACGGACCCAGCCCGGACCGCCGAAGATGTGGCGGACCGCGAAGCCAACCTCATCGTCGACCTCTGCGGTGACCGTCATGCCGTAGGTCAGCGCGTTCTCGTTGCTGTGCGTCTGGTCGGCCTTCGTGGTGACCGAGGCACGCGGCAGCAGCTTCGCGATGTAAAGCTCGCGAGAGCCGAAGCCATCCTTCGAGACGAAGAGCATCCGCTGGTAGATGGTCTGCGGTTCGATGGACTCGTTGAACGCCGTCTCACCGGTGACCGCGTCGGCCTCCACGTTGGAGAGGTCGACGTTGTAGTACATCTCCAGGACCTTCTTGTTCGTCTCCTGGCAGGTGAATGCTGCCGTGGTGACGTCAGAAGTGATGTCCGATCGGGTCGGCTGGATCGCGCCGAACGAGTCGACCGTGGAGGTCTCGGTGTTCTTCGCGAACGTGACACCGTCGGACTTGGAGACCCAACCGAGCTGCTCCCAGCCCTCGGCCGGCAGGTCACGCAGGACGGAGCTGGCCGTCTCGGTGAGTGCGAAGTCGAGAGGAAGCTCGTAGTCCTCGTTCTGGACGGCGATGAAGTGCGCGAGCGCCTTGCGGATGAGTTCACCCTGACGCTTCGCTACTCCGGCGAAATTGGGCATTGCCCGCTCCTATTCTGTGTCGTAGCCCTGGCGGTCAGAGCTGGTACTGCGGTCGCAAGGCAAGCTGGAAGACGCGGGTGAGTCCCCGGTCGTCCGGGTTGTTCACCGAGGTCCAGTTCGGACCCGTCACATCTTCCACAGCGTCGATTCCGATCCCACCGATCTCTTCGCCACCAGCCTGCAAGATGAGCCGAGTTGCCTGGTCAGCGGTGCCGACGGCCACCTGCCTCGTCTTACCCCAGCACGATACCTCGACGTCCGCATACCACGTAAAATCATCGGGGTCGATAGGCCCGCCTCGGCAGAGGATGGTGATGAACGGAGTCTCGCTGCCTTCGGTGACCTCCTCGACTTGGTCGTACTCGGCCACGAGGAAGTTGCCGATGTGCCAATCCTCGGCCACCAATGGCCGTAGCAATTCGCCGATGGCTTTTTCAATATCGCCATATCCGTCGTCAGGATATTCGCTCATGTGACCTTGCCTCCCCGCGAGATCTTCTTATTTCCTGACACGTAGACCAGGGACTTCTTGAGCGTTTCCTGCGTCTTCTTGTAGTTCTTCTGGTTGTGAGCTACAACGCGGTATTCCATACGATCGCCGCGCATTCCGCCGAACAGCTTTCGCTCCACGCGCACCTGGTCGGCCGAGTGCGGGCCTGGCCCGTTGGAGCGATCCATGTTCGACTTGAAGAAGATCAGGTGCCGTAGCGCGACGGTGTGCAGCGTGCGGGACAGTCCCGGCGCGTGGAGAAGGAACTGCCGGAACGCATTGGTGTGCTGCCGGTAGCCGCGCCTCCAGCGGTCCGAGGAATGTCGTGGGAGGTTCTCGCCGACCAGCATCACTTCTCCGTCCGCAGGTACTCGAGGTTGATTTCCTGCCCGCCGGACCAGCCGGAGAGTGGATTGCGCCAGTTGCCACCGTGGATGTGGCCGTCGAGTGAGAAGACGACCTTCGTGCCGGTGGCGTCGTCCGGATCGAAGTTCGGGAAGTTGAGGACGAACTCGTCGTCCGGCAGGATCAACGAGGCCTGGTGGTCGTCGACGTACAGCGTGTAGCCGGACTGCACCCGCTTGCGGAAGCCGTCGCCGGTCTGCGACTCGGACGTGCGTGGAGAGATCCCGACGTTCTCCAGCCGGTAGTTCGGCTTCGCGGTGTTGTCACCCCACGAGTCGGGCTTGGCCTTGCGCCGTCCCTCGACGTCGCCGGACATGAGGAAGTTCATGCCACCGGGAAGCATTACGGGAACCTCCAGCCGGTGATCTGCGAGCGGATCGGCCCGCGAATGGTGGCGCCGGCGAACTCGTCGATGTGCTCGTCGAGCAGCGCCAGGTCTTCGGGATTGAAGTCGATGCGGCCCTTGGAGAAGTCCTCGTACCGCGAGATGGAGAACACGCCTGCGTTCTCGTGGGAGTAGCCGCCGGGGTTCCGGAGCTTGCGCTCGGCCGCGTCGACGACCATGTCCTTGACGAAGCCTCGCAGGTCCGACTCGGGGCCGGACTGCTCCAGCGCGCCGGCCAACTTCGGCTTGAGCATCCGCAGACGGCGAGAGGCCCGCTCGAGGAACTCGTCGACCTTCGGGTGAAGGCTCGGGGGTATCGGCTTCTCGAAGCCGTTCTGGACGTCCTGCCAGGTCGCGTAGACCGTGCCAGCCATGCTTGCCCCTCTGTGTTCCTCGTGCGGGCCTCCCGTCGGGTGCCTGCGACCTCCTTAGTCAGCCTCGATCACTCCGGCTTCCTCGCAGGCCTTGATGATGTCGTCGCGGCTCATACCCTGAGTCACCGCGATGGGAGGATCGAACGACCCGGCGAACTTGGCCCACGCCACGCGCGAAGCGTTGCGGCGGGGGACGTCGTCCTCGTCCTCGTCGTCCTCGAGTTCGCTCTTGCCGAGGTCGGTCGCGGCTGGCTCGGTGAGAACCGGCTTCGGCTCGTCCTTCGGCTGTCGAGCGAGTCCGTCGGGATTCGTGACGGCCGGATGGCGGGAGACAACGCTCTCGCCATCCGACTCCACGAACAGGTGATCCTTGCCCTCGATCCGGTCGAGAACCCATTCGGGAAGCTCGTCTCCGGGGCCGAAGGTCGACGGACCGGCAACGGGACTCTCACGCAGCGTGATGTAGTGCTTGAGTTCCCTTGCCATGTCAGAGCACCTTCACCGTCATCGCGTAGTCCGGGTTGTTGAGGACCGGCATCGCGATGGCCGTGGCGATCACGTGCGTGCGGACCGGCACGTCGGTCGTCTTGAAGACGGCCGCGACGATGCCTGCCTGCTCGGTGATGCCCCACTCCGGCTCCATGCCCTCGAGCGTGGTGCCCCATGCGGTGAAGCCGAGGCTCGAGGAGCCTGCGACAGCGGCGTCGCCGCCACCCTGGAGGAAGAGGATGCGATCCTGCGGGATCAGATCCTTCACGACCTCGGTGTTGTCCTTGAGACGGACCTTGATCTTGCCGCCACGGGTGTCGAAGCGCGGGATACCGTACTGGTCCAGCACGCCGTCGACCAGGGACTCGGGTGCGAGTCGCGAGGACAGATCGGAGGCGGGACGGTTGTACGCGAGCTGCGTGATCTTCGGATGGCGGTAGAAGGCCCGCTTGATCCGAGGAGCCGCAACGAGCTTCTCCGGGAGGAAGCCGTTGATGGCCTCGTACTCTTCGAGCCAGGTCTCCAGGTCCGCGAGCGGATCGGAGGCCGGGTCCGACCACAGGTCGGTGGCGGTCTTGGTGAAGTCCGGCCGGCGACCGAAGTCGACGTCGAAGTTCTGTCCGTTGCCCTCGAAGTGCAGCTTGCCGGTGAACAGAGCCTCGGCCCGCTTGAGGTTGACCTGGAGAGCGACGGCCTTGGCCGCGCGCTTGCCCATGCGGACGATGGCGGCGCGCAGCAGCTCTTCGCTGTTGTTGCGCATCCGCAGGCGATCCTCCTCGAAGAGGGGGATCTTCTGGCCGAGGGGGTGGATACGACCACGCATCGCACCGAGCGCCTCGTCGCGACCGATGGTCACGCCGGCGTCGAATGCACGGTAGTCGGCCGCCGTGATGAGACCACCCTGGCCCGCATCCGCCTCGTACTCGATGTCGTCGAGGGTTTCCGACGGCAGGAGATCGGCGAGCGTGTTCGGCCCGTTGATCTCCATGTCTGCCAGGGCCGTGCGGACCTGGCTGGTCAACTCGTCGGGATCGACGAGATCGCGGTTGATAGCCATATCAGGCCACTCCTATCTCAGTGCGGTACGGATTCAACCGCGATTACCGGTAGATGAATCGAGGGGACGCGGTGGCAGCGGTGGGGTCGAATCCACCGGGGATGCGCGCCGCGATGACCTGGCCCCAGTTGAGCACTGCGCCGGTGAGCGGCTCGTTGAGCGTGCCGTCCTTCGGGTCGCGGAGCTGGACCGAGTCCTTGAGGAAGCCATAGTGCTTCTCGGAACCGTCGACCGCATCGGCGTCGTACAGCGAGAACGAGCCGTCGGCCAGCTTCGCGACGGGGGTGCCGCCACGAATCCAGTTCTCCAGCTTGTGTCCGCCGTCGACGTCGAAGGACGCGGCATTGAGGGTTGCAGACTCGGCGGAATCGAGGCCGTCGAAATCGGCAAGCCAGGTGTGGTCGCGGACGTTGTGGTCAACGCTCCGCTTCGGGGTCAAGCCGGCCATGTCGGGCCACCTCTCCTAGTTGTTCTTCTCGGGCAGGTAGCGACCGAACCCGCGATCGTCCGCCGAAGCCCTGGTGCCACCGGTGCGGGGAGGACGTGCCGTAGCCGCGCCACCGAGTTCGTTGGCGAACTTGGTCACTTCCTCCTCGTTCACAGCGCCATCTTCACCAATGAAATTGGACTTGTCCAATTTCCCGAGTACCGTTCCGAAGCTCTCCGGCTTGAGGCCCTTGGCTGCGAGAGCGCCGGAGATCAGGGAATCGATGTACTTGCCGGTGACCGTGTCGATCCGCGCGGCGTACTCGCCTTCGACCTCGAGGCGGATCTCACGCTCGCGGGTGGTCTCCCACTCCTGCCGCTGGCGCTCCTGCTCCCGCTGGTCCTCGGAGAGGGTGGCCTGACGAGCCTGCTCCGCGTTGAACTGTGCCTCGGCGACGAGCCACTGCGAGAGAGCCTGCGTCTGCGCGGCCTGCTCCTGCGCTTCGCGGACAGCCCTCTGCTCGGGGGTCTCCCCGGCCGGCGGGTCCTTCTTGTCGCCACCCTTGTCGTCGGTCTTCCCGCCTTCGCCGCCTTCGCCGCCGTTCTTGTGGCCCTCGGGGTCACGACGAGGGTGCAGGCGGGTCGCGCGCACGCGGGGTCCGAAGAGGCCGACGCCGTAGCCGGCGCCAGTGGTGAAGCGGAGCGTGGTCCTACGCATGTTCTCTCCCGGTCATTTCTTCGTGGTGCCGAACTTCTCGGCGCGTTCGCGATGGTACTGGTCCATCTGTTCCTTCACGCGGAGCTTGTGGTCCTCGGATGCTTCGCGCTGTGAGAACTGTACCGACTCCAGCGAGTGCTTCGCGTTGCGGAGCACCGGCCCCAGTTCGGGGTGGTCGAAGACGATGTACCTCTCCTTCTTGAGGTCGCGGCCGTCCGTCGATCCACCGGCCTCGTCGTAGAGCACGCCGAGGCCGTCCTCCTTGTTGATCTGATCACCGGGGTCATGGCCGAGGAAGATCGGCACGACCTCGCACTTGCAGAGGTTGTGGATCGGCAGCAGTTCCTCGACGTTGTAGATCCGCGTCGAAGCGACGACGCAGAGGCCACAGGAGACGCCGGTCTGGTTCAGCTCGGGATGGACGACCCGCCGGTACTTCTTGACTCCACCCGCCTTCATGGCGTCCTGGCTGGCCTGCCGCGACGCGAGTGCGGTGTCGTCATTGAGCATCCGCTCCATGCGGACTTCCATCTCGTGCTGCGCCATCTGCTCGAGCATCTCTTCGCGCTCGGCCTCGGTCAGCCGCGCTTGACGGCGAAGCTCTTCCTCGGCGTCGAAAGCGGCGTCGGCTGCTGCATTCTCGGCGTCGCGTCTGGCTCGCTCACCAGCGTCCTCGGCATCCCAGTCGTCAGGCTCCTCGTTGACTTCGTCGTCAGAGAGGGCATCAAGTGACCAGTCGCCGTCATCATCATCCGCTCCTCGGCGCGACGACGTGCCCGCTCGGTTCGCTCCGCCTGTAGACGACGATTGCGAGCCGCCAGACGCTTCGCGTGATCCGCTCGGTTTTTCGATCTCGGCATTGGTCTTCCCCGTTCGCTCCGCCGCAGCCTGTTCGCCGCCGAGGGCCTGGAACCGCTCCTCCTCGGCCTGCGCGATGAGTCGCTCGATCGACTCGGTGCCGGCCGCCATGCGGCGTCGATAGGCGCCGGCCACCCGACGATACGCGACTTCGAGCGCGGTGTTGCGGCCTCGGCCGACGGGGTGGAAGTCCGAGGTCAGTTCAACGTCGTAGGCCCGGAGGTACTGCTGCATCGCGGCCCACGAGACCTTGGCGACCTCCTGGCGCGCAGCCTCGACGACCTGCGCGGCCTGCACGGCGAAGCGTTCGACCTGGCTCTCGTCGTAGGGGTTGAGCGTGCGCAGCAGCGGGACGAGCATGAGCACGGCGGCGTCGGTGATCTCCCGCTTCTGCTCGCCGGAAGACGCCACAACGGTCGCGGCCGTCGCCAGCGCGAACGCCGCCTGCTCCTCGGCCGTCATCTCCGATGGCGGCGTGGTCGGTGGATTGCGGATGCTGCGCGGCGGTGGCAGCGCTCCCGGTGTCGTCACGAACTACTCACCCCTGTGTTTCGGCTGGTGGCGCCATTGGTCTTCGCGAGCTGCGCATTCGCGTTGCGGGATCGTCCGAGCGGAGTTTCCGCCGGCTTCGACTGCTCGCCACCGTTCGTCGGCGGTGCCCCGAGCGCGGAGGTGAGCGCCTGCGAGATCCGCTCCAGCTCGGCCATCCGCATCTGCTTCGGCGTGAAGTGCAGCACCTCGCGCATGAGCGTACGCAGCGGAAGCGCCTGGCCGTTGGAGGCCTGCGAGAACGCCGAGAAACGCTCGGAGAGCGCGAGCTGCTCGGTCGGGGTCCACTGGATGTCGATCTGGTGGACGTCGGCCCGCTCGGCTTCGTCGTTCACCCGGAACAGCGCGGCCATGAACTTGCGCCACACCGCGCCGAAACGCTTCTTCCGGTCGTTGACCTTCGAGGTGTAGCCCTCCCGCTGGAGGCTGGCACCCTCGGCCGATCCGTTCGCACTGTCCGGCGTGAAGTAGGTCATCGGCGTGCGCGTGACGGCCGCCAGGTCGCGGACGTCGTCCTTGACCGACGCGAGGATGTCCTGGAGCGACGACTGCGTCGACTCCCAAATATCGGCCTCCGGCGGCAGCAACCACAGCGCACCAGGGTCGGCCGGGAACATCGCGTTCCAGTCGATCTTGTTCCCGTCCTTGTCCCGCTCCGGGAACTCACCCTTGAGCGCGCGCTGCTTGAAGGCCTGCATGGTCGCGATAACGACCCGCTGGAGCAGCATGTGATTGATCCGGTCGAGCACGTCGGTGTGACGCTCGAACTCGCCGACACCCTCGCGGTTCTCGAACCAGTAGAGCGGCAGCACCTCTTCCTTGGTGTCGACCGTCTTCCACCAGACCCAGCGCTGGTTCACCTGCGTCCCGAGCGGCACCTCGGTGTTGAAGGTGCCCTCGTAGTGCTTCTGCTCCCGGTCACGGACCGCGATGTGCAGGTCGACGGTGCCGGTGCCGAGACCGTTGTCGTCGACGTCCCGCATCCACAGGTAGGCGTAGTCCCGGGCCTGCATCGCGTTGTGCTCGATGGCGACGCCGACCACCGGGTCACCGACCGAGTCGCGGACGACCATCGCCTGCCAGGGACGGAACTGCTTGGCGCGCTTGGTCTCCGTGTCGATCGCGAGGAAGCCGGAGCCGTAGGTGTAGGCGTCGGAGTGGACCTTGTCGGAGATGAGGTCGAGGTTGTTCTCTTCCCAGAGTTGCTCGGCGCGGGTGTCGCCGTCCTCGTCGCCGGCCGCTGCCGTGCGGAAGCCCTCGAGGTGCGTGCGGTCGACGCACGCGTCGACGACCAGCTCGGCGAAGTTGGTCCGGGCCTTGCGGCGGAACAGCTCGAACTCGGCCCACGAGTCTTCCTTGATCGCGGTCGGTGTCTCCGGCTTCGGCGGGTCCCCTTCGACGTACTGACGCAGCCGCTTGTAGCGCTTCTCGTCACGGGTCATCTGCCGCAGGATCGACGTGAGAAGCCAATCGGGAGTGGGGTCCTCGTTGTTGCGGGGTCGCTCACCGAGCACCCGCTGTCCGTACACCACGACCGCCATGTCCACTCCCTCGAGTCAAGTCCGCGCCTACTCTATCTTCCGCTGGACGAGCAAGTCATCTCGTCGTATTCTGCGAGGGAACCCCGCTACCTTGGTTGGTTCATAGTTGGGATTGGCCCCGCGCGGAAGTTGTGGCTCCGCGACGGGGCCTTTCTCATCGCACGCGGCGCGGGACCCATAGCTTCTGCTTCGGCTCGGCGCCTTCGGTGATGGCCTGCATCCGGGCCTCCCACGAAAGCACCGCCGCGACCGAGATGTCCATCTTCCGTTCATGCGTGATCTTGCAGAGGATGAACCGGGGGTTGCCCTCCTCGTCGACGCCACGGGTGAGCCGCTTGCCGGTGTTGCCGATGTGCCGGATAAAGTCCGGGTCGGCGTCGTGCGCGAGGTCGCCGGCCTCGATGGCGCCGTTGAAGTTCTTGACCGCGTAGTACATTCGCGTTGGGTCCTTGGTCCAGAACTCGCGCACCTCGTCCGGCCACTTCGCGGCCCACGCACCGACGGTCTCGACCCAGTGCGGCGGGTCGGCCAGCACGCGCCAGATCTCGTAGTTCTCCATCGCCTCGTTGAAGCACGCGTTGACCTCGGCTTCCGGGACCTGCCAGCGCTTTTCCTTGCCGTTCTCGTCCCGCTTGCCGACGTAGTCCGAGGGCTTCTCCCAGAAGCCGATGACGTTCTGGATGCCGGTCGAGATCTCGGTGAGCACCAGCGCGGTCGAGTCGTCGAACTTCGAGCCGTCGAAGCCGAGGGTGCAGAAGGCTCCCGGCTTGATCCGCAGGCTCGGGTCGCCGAGACCCTCGAACATCGACCGGTCGAAGGCCTGCGAGGCGGTCTGCGTCCAGCGGTTCGTCCACACGCGCTCAAGGTACTGCCGGTCGGCGCCGTCGCGGTCCCACTGCGCCGCGATCTTGTAGAAGTCGGTCCACTCGCGGACGCCGGGGCCGGTGGCCTCCCAGATCGCCTCCATCCGCTGTTCCATCGTCTCGAACTTCGAGCCGTCCGGCGCCTGCCGGTGGAAGAAGTAGAAGCCGCGCGAGGTCTTCTTGCCCTCCCAGTTCGCCAGACCTTCGTGGTATTCGTCCTCGGCGTACGACCCCTGGCCCGGCTCGCCAGCCGTGGTCGTCGACATCTGCCACGGGTCCTCCAGGGGCCGCTTCGGCAGGTTGTTGAGCATCGTCTCGATGGCGTCCCGGTGGAGCTGCGTGTAGAGGCGGTGGGTCTCGTCGAGGCCCTGGAAGGTGGTGCGCGCACCATCGGCGGCCGACGGCGAGCCAGCGATCGGCACGACCTTGCCGTCGGGCCGGCCGAACTCGTTGAGCCGGACGATCCGCTCCTTGGTGATGTCGAACAGGTCGGCGTCCTCGCACGACTCGAGGATCGCCATGAGCGCGCCGTAGCCGAGTTCGGACACCTGGTCCTTGGTGTACGCGAGCAGCGGGATGTAAGGATCGACCACCGGCCGGCCGGTCTTGAGGCCGCCGTCGGCCTGCTGGCTGTAGCCGGCGAACCGCACCGGAGCCTCGGGGTGCAGCTCGCACGCCGCGACCCACGCGAGCATCTCGGTCTTCGCCGATCCCTTGCGTACGGACATGCCGACCCGCTGGAACCGGCGTTTGCCGGAGAGGTCGGTGGCGTAGAGGGTGTGGCGGATCTCGTCTGCGGTCTGTACCGGCGGCGCCTCGAGGGTCGTCACAGAGCCTCACCGCCCCACGGCCGGTCCCACCGCT